CGATTGCTGCACCAGCGTTCAGAGGACTCAACACGCAGGACTCACCGACAACGCTGGACGCTTCCTATGCTTCCATTGCGGATAACTGTGTCATTGACCAGTATGGTCGTATTGGGTCACGCAAAGGATTCACTGCTGTCACTACTGACACGTCTCCTCTGAGTGGATTGAGCATAGAAGTAATCAAGGAGTACATTGATCCCGACGGGTCAAACGTTGTATTCTCAGCAGGCAACAATAAGATCTTCAGTGGTACTACTACGCTGACTGATGAGACTCCTGTAGCCTACACCGTTACAGCCAATGACTGGAAGATGGTCAACTTTAATGACAGCCTGTACATGTTCCAGCGTAACCACGAGCCACTTGTGTACTCTACGGCTTCTGGTGCTGTAGAACCCATGTCGTCCGTGGCTACTGCAGTAGGGACGCCTATACAGGCCAATGAAGTCCTGTCTGCCTATGGACGCTTGTGGGTCGCAGACACAGCTACTGACACCACAACGGTGTACTGGTCGGACCTTCTGAATGGCTCTGCTTGGACAGGTGGTACGTCAGGGTCAATAAACTTAAACAAAGTCTGGCCCAATGGTATGGACGAAGTGGTGGCTCTGGCTGCACACAATGACTTCCTAATCATCTTTGGTAAGAACTCCATAGTCACCTACAGCGGTGCTGCAGACCCAGCCACGATGCAACTAGCGGACACTGTGGCTAACATCGGTTGTGTCTCAAGGGACTCTTTGCAACACACAGGGACTGACTTGTTGTTCATGTCCAACGAAGGTGTCAGAAGTTTCGGTAGGACAATACAAGAGAAGTCCTTACCCATGCGGGACATCAGCAAGAACGTGCGTAATGACTTACTACAGATCCTGTTCCTACAGTCGGTAAGCCCACTACGGTCCGTCTACAGTCCTGAAGAAGCGTTCTACTTGTTGTCCTTCAGTGACTCCCAGTACGTCTACTGCTTCGACATGAGGACGCCACTGCAAGACGGGTCACACAGGGTCACTGCTTGGCCTTCCACAATGGTTAAAGCACTAGAACGACTACAGGACGGTACGGTGTACGTAGGCAATACCAACGGCATCTCTGAGTACACTGGTTATCAGGACTATGGCTCTGCTTATGAGATGCGGTACTTCAGTAATCCAATGACGTTTGGTGACAGCTCTAGGCTCAAGATGCTTAAGGAAATCATCCTGACAGTCATTGGTGGTCAGGGTACACAAGTTAATGTCAACTGGGGCTATGACTACACAGGTGCTTACAACAAAGAAGCCATTACTATTGATGCAGGTAGCCAGACAGCGTACTACAATGAAAACGAGTTTAATGAGGCAGATTCAGAATATAGTGCTTCAATTATTATTGACAGACCCAAGACTAAAACAACAGGTACGGGTACAGTTGTGACAATAGGTATTGAAGCAGAAATAAACACAAACGCTTTATCTTTGCAGGAAGTGAACATTCAAGCTTTAATTGGTAGGATGATATAATGAGTAATTATACAAAGACCACAAACTTTACAGCCAAAGATACTCTTCCTACAGGTAATCCAGCGAAGATTATTAAAGGCGCAGACTTTGACACAGAGTTTGACAACTTACAAGTAGCGGTGTCCAGTAAGTCGGACTCAGCCAGCCCAACGTTTACAGGAACCGTAACAGCGGCAACAGTGACCGTTACAGGTACACTGACTGCTGGGACTATTGACGGAGGTTCTTACTAATGGCTTTTGATCTATCAGATTTTTTAACTGGTCTTTTGGGGACTGGGTTAGACATTGAAAGCACTCGTCGGATGCAGGGCGCTTTAGGTCAGTTTGGACAACAAGCGTACACAGGACTCACTGATATCGGTAGGGAAGCTCAGGCAGCTACTGAGTTCAGACCCTTTACGGTAACTACTGGCTTAGGCGGCGTACAGGCAACTGGTGGGCAACCTCTGATTGACCAAGCCACTGGTCAGCCTGTGTTGGACCCTAACACTGGTCAGCCCATTATGACTGGCTTTGGTGGCATGACGACTACGTTAACGCCACAGCAGCAAGCCTTGGCTACAGGGTTAGAAACAGGTGCTACAGGATTACTAGGGACTGCTACTGCCAGACCCACTGCTTATGATCCGTTTGCTGCTAGTGCTTTAGGGCAAGCTCAGCAACAACTGGGTCAAGCAATGACACCTGACCTAGCCGTGGCTCTACAGCGAGCAGGAGTAGGCTCACTCTTTGGTGGACAGTTGGGTCAGATAGGTCTGCCCACTGGCTTAGAAGGGATTACTGGTGCTGCACTTACAGGTGGACAGCAGAGGATCGCAGGAGCAGCAGCACCTGCTGATCTAGCTGCGTTAAGACAGCAGTACGCTGGTTTAGCAGGTGAAGCTGCAGGTGGTCTCATGCAGCCTCGTGGTGAGCGTGAGCAGGAAATCTTTGAACGCATCAGAGCTACACAGACGCCAGAAGAAGAACGACAGCGGCTTGCTTTGGAACAACGCTTGGCAGGTCAGGGTCGCTTGGGTGTACAAACGGCACAGTTTGGCGGCACACCTGAACAGCTTGCGTTGGCTAAGGCACAAGAAGAAGCTCAGAACAGAGCAGCACTCATGGCTATGCAGCAAGCAGGGACTGAGCAGCAACAGCAGTTCCAACAAGCGTTGGGCTTGGCTGGTCAAACGGGTCAGCTTGCACAGCTTGGGTCAGGCTTGGAGTCACAGGCACTACAGCGTGGCTTAGGTTTGAGTCAGCTTGGACTTGCGGGTACACAAGCAGGCGCTGGTTTGGAAGCACAGAGGCTACAGCAGTTACTTGGCTTGCAGCAAGCTGACATTGGTGCTGCACAGGCACAGCAAGCGTTGCAGCAGGGTGGCTTAGGTTTGGCTGGAGGTCTCTTTGATATCTCAAGAACTGCTGCTGGCTTACCTTCGCAGCTACAAGCAGGTGACATTGCTAACCTACAGGCACTGATGCAGACCAGCTACGCACCACAAGCACAACTGTTGAACGCACTGCAGCCTGCGATTAACTTGGCTAACATTGCTTCCACAGGTCAACGCCAAGGTGCTGGGTTGTTCTCTGAAGCTGCTGCTAGTGGTTTACAGGCACAACTTCAGTCAGCAATACAGGCAGCTGAGCTTGAAAGAGGTCTAATGCAGTCATTAGCCACAGCCGCTGCTGGCCAAGGCGGTCAAGGTGGTTTGTTCACTGGTGTCTTTGAAGGGATAGAGGACTGGTTTACGAACCTGTTACAAGGAGGAGGCGCATAAGATGCCACGTTTTTCAGAAAGCTTATTTGAAAGCATTAGAAACTTTGGGCGCATGTCTCCGACAGAAGGACGCAGACGTGCTTTAGAACAACCAACGCAGTACCAACAGATGGGTACAACGGACCCGCTGGCTCGTAGCTTGGGTAAGATGTTTGGCGGCTTAGGCGTAGACACGAGTTATATGCAGACTGGCGAGGAACGTGCACAGGCGGCTATGCAGAAAGCAGGTGAACAGGAGTTTGCATCACCAGAAGCACGTATGATTGCCATGCTTGAAGCACAGATGCCTACGTTACGTCCTACTGCACAGATGCAGGCTATGGACCAGATTAGACAGCTTAGGGACATCGAAAGGCAACGTGCTGCTGCTGAGGCAGAGAAGAAGGCAGAGACAGCAGTAGCAGAGAGACAGGAGACTGTAGAACGAGGCAAACAAAATTTAGTACGAATGGCTTCAGATCCTGAGTTTGACTTTGCTAATCCTAAGCAGAAAGCTGGTTATCTATCTATGGCTAGAGCTTATGGTGTTGAGCCTAAAGAGGCTCTTGAGTTATATGATAGTTTAAAACCAGAAGCAAAGAAAGCAGTTGGTAGTAGAGCTGCTCCTACAAAGTTCACTATTGATGTGCCGGGACGGGGTAATGTTGAATACGCTGTGTACAGAGATGAAGAAACAGGAGAAGTAATACAGAAAGAAATAGGTTTAGCCGAAGCTAAGCCAATAGAAGAAAAAGGACGAGGCGAGATTACTAGACAAGCAGAAGCTCAGTTTGCGGAGCTAAGTAAAACAGCTACTGATGCTTCTTATGCGTTGACGAGAAACCGTCAGCTAGTGGATGACTTACTAGCGAATCCTGAGAAAGCGACAGGTATCTTTAGCAGTATTAGGACAGGTATACTAGACGCTGCTGGTTTACGAGACGCTGAAGAAATTGCTAAAACTAATTTTCTACGTGTAAGGAACTCAAACATAGTAAACGATCTTCCTCCCGGTGTTGCTTCTGATACGGACGTTAGGATCTTTAGTGCAGGCTTTCCTTCAGAAACCGCATCATCTACAGAAATACTTGCGTATCTACAAGCAGAACAAAGAATACTAGGTGCTCAACAAGATATGGCCCGTTTAGCAGATCAGCATTTAACTCAGCAAGCAGAACAAGGTTTGAAAGCTACTATGGTTGGTTTTGAGACCAAGAAACAAGAATACGGTGCAACTTATAGTAAAATGATGAAGGACATGCAGGCTGAGTTAGCAGCAGGGGCTGATTCTACAGTAACAGAACAGAAGTATAAAAGATACATGCAAGAAATTTTTGGTTTTGTTCCAGCATATCACCGTTAAGAGGAAACCATGGCTAAGAGTATATTCACAGGTAAAGAAATTTCTGAGGATAACCCATACGCTTCTTTAGGCGCTGGAGTAGGATACACTAACCCTTATGCTGTAGATTATTTAAAACCTGAACAAAAACAAGAGCAGTATGTTGCTGAACATCTGCAGTCCTTTGCTGAAAAGGCTGAATCTGGTGGAGGACTGACCGTCAACGACATTGAGATGACTGCTAGAGCCTTTATTGATGGGTTGTGGTTAAATAAGTCAGAAGAAGCTGGTAGTACCCTTGCAGCAATAATGGTAAAAGTGCTAGATCCTGAGTTAGCTCAAGGCAAAACTATTTCTCAAATTGCAACAGAGATGCAGACAGATCTGGAGGCAGAGTCCGCACGTTTTGCTGAAGAGAGTCCTATAGTGTCTGCAGTAGCAAACATTGGTGGTTCTTTTATTTCTCCTGTTTCTTTAGCGGCAGGAGGTGTTTTGGCACAGGCGGCTAAATTACGACAAGGAGCGCAAGCAGCTAAAGCGTCTGATGAAGTTGCAGCGGCTCTAGGAGGAGCTTTTGCAAGAACAGGCGCTGACGACGCTTCTCGTTTAGCGGCAGAACTAGGAAGACAACAAGCAGCTTCTCGTGTTACAGGTTTAGACCCAACCGGAAAGATAGCTCAAGTCTTAGCAAGAGCGCCTACTCCTGTTGCTGCCGCAGGTCTTGCTGGTGCGGAAGGTGCTGTTATTGGAGCAGAAGGACAGACTTTTGAAGAGAAAGCAAAGAACGCAGCCTTTACCGCAGGTATCTCAGCCGCTGTACCCTTTGCATTTGCAGGTGTTAAGAAAGGCTACGACTTTGCTACTGAACCAAAAATGGCTCAACAGCTAGGAGAAGGCGCTGACTTTACGAATCTTATGTTTACTGAACACGGACTATCCCAAGTCTATAGATCTGTAATATCTAAAGCGTATGGTGGTCGTACTCTTTCGGAACAACAGGCTCGTAAAGTTGCTGGTAGGGCTGCACCTGCTGCTGCAGCTTCTAAACTTGGTCAAGAGTTTAAAGAAGAAGCGAAGAGAAAAACAACTATTGCTAAAGAAGCTATCAAAAGAAATACAGCGGAATCTATTGAAGAAAGCGGTTTACGTATTGATGATAAAATAGAGGAAGTTCGTTTACTATCAAATAAAGCTAAAGGTGCTGCAAAAATTGAGTACGATAATCAGTTAGCGCTTTTGGACGAGTCTAAACTAAACGCAAACGTGGCTAAAACCTTAGCGGTTAAAGAGGCAGACGAAGTTGTTAGCAAAGCTAATGCTGTTTTTCGTGGACAGGCTTTAAGGCAATCTTCTCCGTCGGGTGCGTCAGACGATGAAATAAACGCATTAGGCGCTTTAGACCCACAAGACGCTAACAGAGCTTTAGACAGTTTATGGCGTAAATACGGTTTTAACGTAGCAAACGGTAAGACGTATAAAGTAGACGGAGCTAAAGCAGAGAAGTTTATAGACAGCATCTCTAAGAACTACTCTGATCTAGCTTTGGTTAGTACAGAAAGAGGCGGGATAATAGGCGCAGTTAAAAAATACGTTGCTTCAGAGATTGCTAACGCAGCTCCTAAAGGTGTTATGAAAGGTGAAGATCTAATACAACTAAGGAGTTCTATAGGAAGGGCTATAAATGGACTAAGTGACGCAAGTGTTTCTACTAGGAAGTTTTCTTCTGAAGTTCAGGATTACTTCCATGATATTATCCAAGAAGGTCTGAATAAAACAGAAAGGGAAGCCTTTGCTGCTGACAGGTATGCTTGGAGTGTCAGAAGCACTGTGGATGAAGCTATTGCTAAAGCGTCTGGAGGAGACGCAAGAGGAGGTGCGTTTACTGCTGAAGACTATCTTAGTGCTGTTAAAACTTTCAGTCCTCGTTTTGCTGCTAGGGGTCAAGGAAGATTACAAAGAGACGCCCAAGAATTGGCTGTAGTAACCAAACAAAACAAAAACAATATAATTTCTTTAGCTAACGAACAAGCAGATAAAATACTTAAGGATGCTATTAGAGACAGGGCAAAATTAGGAAGAGACTTTAAAAACAAGAAAGATCTTTTACAACGACAGGAGAAAGACGAAATTTCGGCCTTAAGGAAAGAACTAGCCGTAGTCAAAGCAACTGAAGAAGGTAAGAAACAACTTCAGATGAGAATACAGGACGTAAAACAAAAGTATGCTATCCAAATGGCTGATTTAGATAACGCAGCGGGAAAAGCTAGAAGCGAATTGGACTCTTTGAAGACACTCATGCCTGCTTCGTTTCAAGGCTCAGTTTTTGAGAACCTATTTAATACAACTATCGTTGGTCAAGCTGTATTAGCACCTACGGAAGCAGGAATAAAAGAGACTTTAGCGACAGGTTTTGTTGGGGCTAGGGTGTTGGCTTCTGAAACAACACAAAGAATACTAGCCAGACAGACTGAAGGACAACAAAAACTAAGACAGATGACAGGAAAAGCAGGACAAGCTTTAGCTGATGTTGGTCTCACTCCTTCCCAAACAATAGGCGCACAGGCAGGTGCAGTTGGACAGGTAACTACTTCTAAAGAACTGTTGTTCTCAGAAGATCGTAAAACAGCAATACGAAAGATGCCTATTTCTGGTAAAGCTAATTTATACAGGTCGCTAGAAGCCAGAGGATATTTAGACAGACTTAAATCAGAAGATCCTAAGTTGTTTAAAGAACTTCAAAAAGCCGCAAACGCAGCAAGGTAAAACAAAGGGGGCTTTAGTAGCCCCCAAGTTTTAACTACACTTCACACACTCCGCTGACACAAGCCAACTGCTGTGCTCCTTCAGTCATGTCAGTAGCTTCGTCAATGTTCCAGTCGATCTCCTTCGGGAACCCCTTGGCAAGCTGCTGGTACGTCTCAAGATCCACAGGCTCATAGGGTGCTTGCTGGTACGTGTGTTCTGAGTAAGGTAGAAAACTAATGCCACTTACCTTGTCGAACTTGTTGTACAGCCACTGTCCCACCTCAAGGAACTCATCGTCCCTGTAGTAGCAAGTCATGGAAGGCTTGTGCTCACACCAGTAGTCCTGATACATTTCCCATAGATCAAGCTGCTCCATAGCACCCATGTCCGTAGCGACCACAGCGTTCTTAGGAGACTTGATGGGAAACGAGAAAACCTTTGTAGTCGGTGACGTTACGTCAGTCTCCACAGGCACACCAGCGGCTTCTAGGACTGCACACAGTGGGTCTCGTGAGTCAGCCCTTACTCGTCTGATGTACTGCTCTGCGTATCTAGGATGTATTCCTGATGCGCTATCCACAAGCTGAGATACAGTACCGGAAGGCTTAACAGCAGTGATGGCAGTGCTAACATTAATGCCAAGATTATCAGCCCACTTGCGGTTAGTCTTAATAGCTTCTTTTTTAAGTTCCTCCAGCCAGTACTGTAGTTCTTCACGTTTCTTCCTCCCTGACATCACTGGATGATCCATGATACCAGTCAGGGACACCCCAAGTAATGCCTCTTCTTCCGTATTGTCCTTCCAGATCTTCCTCAAGTACCTGAAGTCAGTCAGGGTTGCCTGTAGAGTTCCCAAGATAGCAGCGGACCTCACCTTTCTACGTAAGCTGTCCAGTGTGTCGTTAGGTCTGATGACAACTTCTGACAAGTTACAGAACTGGTACGGTCTGAGGATGATCTCTGAACAGGGGTTAGTACCGAAGTCATACGTAGCGTCTCTTCGGCCATTCTTCTCAGCCTGTCGTTGACTTGCGACACGACTGAAGACACCTCGTTCACCTGAGTGTGACTCGTACAGGCTAGTCCATTCGTTTAGAAACGCTTCGAAGTCCGGTTTCTCTGTGTAACACGCTGAGTTGTTGGCGAGTCCTCTTTGGGGATTGTCAAGCCACCACTGTCCCGTTTTGCTGCGCCGTATTCTGTCGTCAGTGAGGTTACTGAGACTGATGAGAGCACTTCGTCTAACACCACCGACGACGACGATTTGTGCAATCTTACAGCAGAGATCGTGACATTCGATAGAACTGAGTTTCCGTCCAGAAGCTCCGTTAAAGACTTCGGCGGTGAACTTAAACAATTCCTCAAGAGGTTCTGGACCAGACGCTCTACCACCGAAAGTCTTAAGGGTTGCCCCTGCAGGTCGAACTCCAGACATGTCCCACTTAGGAACTTGACCTGTATAGAGCATTGCGATAAGTTCTCTATACGCTTTAGCCCATCCAATTTTACTGTCGGCGACGTGTATAACGGTATCGGTTTCATGGAACTCCTCTGCAACTTCTGGTAGCTTTGTGATGTACTGACGCTCCACACTGAAGCCAACTCCAGTGCCACACATGAGGACGTACATCATCTCGTCAAATGCTTTGGGGTGGTCAATAGGCAAGTAGGAACAATTAAAGCCAGCAACGTTATCACGCTCCAGAGCTTCACCAGCAGTCATTAATGCTCTCATGCTGGGCATCACTTCCAAGTTATGGATATCATCAAAGAGGCTGTCGGCTTCCTTGCGTGTCAGCTTCTCTTTGTTGACCCAGAAGTCCAAGTAGCGGTTCACTGTCTCACGCCATGTCTCCCTGCGCTGTTCCTCCGGTAGATACCTTGCGTATCTGGACTTGTGTATGTACTGTTGATATGCGTCCATTATATTTCGTAGTCTCCTCTTGTAATCAATGATAATTTTAACTGGTCCAGCAGGAAGTACAACTGAAACGTGTCCATGTTCGTAGAGATAACAACGTAGTCCTCTGACTTAACGATGCAGAAGGCGTCCTCGTACTTGTCTAAATCCTCCACGCCAGAAATAGCTCCAAATACCGCTGATACTGGTATCTTCTCATCCTTGTCTCCAAAGTGTCCTTCAATGACCTTCACTAGATTAGCTCCTGTATCAACCTGTCTACGTACCAGCGGCACTTACGTAAGTCCTCAACTGGTTTCTTCTTGTAGTGATACCTCCACAAGTACTTCAGAGAGTTCCCCTTGAGATAGCCTTTGAACTCCTCTGGTGACATGCTGGCCTTGATTGCGTCAATAGCTTCGATGTCACCCTTATTGTAATGCTCAGGTCTAGCCACTATGTCCCACTCAGCTATTGCAGCATTATCAATACTCATCTTCGTTCTCCTCTTCAATCTCAAACTCCTCTTCAAACTTGTCTAGCCTGTTGATTAGCCTGTCTTCAAACCTGTCCAGCAATTGTTCTGCTGAGATCTCCAGAGCTTCCAGAAGATCGTCAGGGTCATAGAACATGAGTATCCTTTCCTTAATTTCTTCCATTGTTAGAGACATCGCTAATCAACTCCTCAAGTGTATCTATAGTATACCACATTATTCCTTCTTTGTCACACCATTGTGCCATTGTCATCGTAGCTCCTTTCCTGATCTTCTTGTTGGGGTGCATCAGGACGAACACGAGACGCTGGTGCTTAGGTAAGCTGTCCCTAATGCTGGTGTACTTCTTTGTGTCTCCTTCCCTGAAGAATCCTTTACACTCAACCACTGTCCCTGACTTGCTGTGCACAAAGTCCGGCCTGTAGTTTCTGTGTATCGTGTACGGAATTGTGAATGGTTCATACTGAAATCCCTTTAGCAGCTTCGATACGTCCTTCTCAAACAGACTACGGAACTTGGATCTCTGGGACTTTCGGCTCATTGGCTACCTCTACTAAATAACGTGGACCTGTGGAATAAGCAAAGCCCCTAACATCAGGCCAACATTGCTTCTTGTAGGCACAGTAGGAACAACCCACTGCCAGCTTCATGTTACCGCTTTTGCCGTCAGGAATAGCTTCGTAACAAACCTCTGGTGGTTCCTCCTGTTGTACCATCTCTTTAACGTACTGGACTCTTTCCTCTATGTCATAGGACACCTTCTCGTACACAGGTGCAAACTCGTCCTCTGAGTCATACAGTAGGTACGTCAGGTGTCCATTCTGTTTGTCCATAGCAAGCCAGCCAAACTTGGTTGCACCTTCTGAATGTGCGTACCCTTTGATCTGTGCTACGTACCCAAATGGATCATCATAAGCCAACGTACTGTCCTTGAACTTCTTGAAGCCATACGTGGACACTGACTTGACATCAGTCACAACACCGTCAATGATGCAGTCCATGTGTCCCTTGATGCCTTGGACTTCACACTGCTTCTGTTCACCAGTTACCTCGTGTCCAGCTGCACGAGTCAGGAATAACAAAAGCTCTTCGATGAGATGACCATAGAGGAACTTGACGTAAGTGTGGCCTTGGATTTCCTCACTGGCTTCCACACCGTTGTACAGGTTCCACAGGTAACGATCCTCACGTCCGATGTTGGACATGCGTAGTGTCCTACCGTCTCGCTTCTTCTGTTCTCCAAACTCCTGACGCATGAGGTTCTTGACGTTCTCACCAAACTGCTCAATGGCAGCGTCAATGTCCACTCCGTCTTCTACCTCTTTGGTGGACACCAGTTTGTAGATGTCGTCCACTAAGTTGTACACGTTTTTCATTTGTACTCTTCCGTTATGTTGGAGACAACTTCCGTTGCCTGTTCCGGTGTGCACTTGAACCACTCACCTCTGCGCTCATAGGTCTTCTCTAGTTCAGTATGTGCTGCTGCCTCTGCACTTCTCCGGTTAGACACGTCCCAGAAGCTATGCAAGTGGTAGTCCCTGAATGGGGAGGAAGTCTGGTAGCCATTCAAGCGGTCTTCTGAATCAATAGCCATCCCGACTTTGACCCATCCTTCAAAGTTTGGATTAGTAATAATGTACACTTGTCCTTCCACACTTGTTTCGTACTTAGCCAAACTACTGAACGCTGCGTCTTCAAATGTCTTGTAACGTCCGGGTTTGTGTAATGGATGGGACTTAGGTATGAATTTACCGTTAACATACATAGAAAGTTTTTGGTTTTTGCGTCTATTTTCATTTTGGCAAAGTTTACAATAAGTTTCATAACCAACTAACTTATGCGTATGAAACTCATCCAGAGGTTTAGTTTTGTTGCATTTTGAACAGTACTTACCGTCAAATAGATCTTGTTGCATCATTAGTGTGTCTCCGCCCATGTTGTTCCAACTTTGTACTCCCCATCAAGGGGACATCTGAGGTCAAACTCCAGACCCGCCGCTTTGAGGCACTCAACTGCGAGCCAGCCATACTTCTCAGCCTGTGCTTCAGCGACCTCTGCTTGAACTTCGTCATGTATGTTCCCTATGAATTTGTAGTCAATGTTCCACTGCTTTGCATAGTCGTCCAGTAGCACCAGTGCCTTCTTCATTACGATTGCACCTGCGGCTTGCAACAACGTGTTCAATGCAGCATGTTCGGATCTGACGTGAAGCTTTCGACCATCAAGTCCTGTGAGATAGCCTCTTGCAGAAGCTCTGCCAACTCGTTCTCGTAAACTTTCAAGAGCAGGTGTATTTCGTAGAAATCTCTGCTTGAGCTTTGCGCCATCAGATGCGCTTCCTCCAACGATATTTCCGATTTTAGCTTCTCCTGCTCCGTAAAGGAAAGCATAGATGAAAGTTTTTGCTTGAGGTCTAGTTTCAAGTCCTGCAGCCATCTGGTTTCTTGTGTGTATGTCTTCAGTGAGGAGGACATTTGTAAACTCCTTATCATTCATGTAATGAGCCAGCATCCGCAACTCAAGACCACTAGCGTCAAAACCAACGAGCTTCTTACCTTCAGGTACAGTCCAGCATGAGCGGCACTCGTGTCCGTATGGACTGTGGCTTGCTGGGACTTGTGCCATGTTGGGTGACTGGTGTGTCATACGTCCAGTGACTGCACCATTGCTGATGACACGACCATGGACTCTACCGTCGTCCTGCACATGCTCTAGCCATGAGTGGACCTGTGCGTATCTCTTCTGTAGCATCAAGTACTCACTCACTGCCCTAGCTTCCGGCAGGTCAATAGTGTCCAAGACAGCTTCATCAACTATCGGGTTGCCCTTGTCCGTTGTCTTCGTAAAGACCACACCAAGCCCAGATAAACGCTTCGCAATCTGTTGCCTAGACCCGACATTGAAGACTTCCACTCTGTCCTTAAGGCGCTTACCAGTCTTCTCAGACCACCTCTCATGGACAATCGGTGGAAACTTCTGCTGTAGTTCCTCTTCGATTTCATTCATCCTCTCCTTAAATGTAGCACATAGTTCATGTGCCAACTGTTGGTCCAAGACCCAACCATTACGCTCCTGCTGTTGTACAATACACTGGACCTTGTGTTCCAGCTTGATTGACTCAGCGGAGAAGTCCTTCATCTCACTCTGGAGCTTCTTGTGTACTGCCGCAGTGACCTTCACGTCCTGTATGCAGTAGTCAATCATCTCCTGACTGAGCCGTGACCAGTCGTCATGGTCCCCTTTTGGGAAGCCCAACTCGTTGCCCCAGTTCCTCAATGAGTGTCCACCTGACTTACTTGGGTCACATAAGCGTGACAACACCAAAGTATCTATGATCCTCTCAGACGCCACTGAGACGCCCCAGAGACGTTCTAGGACTGGGATATCGTAGCCTATTAGGTTGTGCCCAACGACGCTCACAGAGCTTCTGAGAGCCTCTCGTAGCGTTTCTGGTGTCGTGTGTACCTCCACAT